CTGCAGCAAGTGCTACGTCTGCATCTACTGCCCAAACAGCCGCTGAGACAGCAAAGACAGCATCTGAGACAGCAAAGACAGCATCTGAGACTGCGAAAACTGGTGCTGAAACTGCCCTCAACAACTTTAACGCACTTTACTTGGGATCAGTATCGAGTGACCCATCAGTGGACGGTAATGGAGACGCTCTAACTGCAGGGGATCTCTACCACAACTCTACTTCAGGAAACATGAAGTACTATACTGGATCCTCTTGGGCTGCAATTTCACAACTTGGCCCTACTGGTCCGGCAGGGCCTACAGGTCCGACAGGAGCCGCAGGATCCGCAGGTGCAGATGGCAATGACGGAGCAGCAGGTCCTACTGGCCCAACAGGACCAACAGGTCCGGCAGGTCCGGCAGGAGCCGCAGGTGCAGACGGCAGTGATGGTTCCGCAGGTGCAGCAGGTCCTACTGGCCCAACAGGACCAACAGGACCTCAAGGAAACTCAGTGACAGGTCCTACAGGGCCTACTGGCCCGACAGGTCCTGCAGGTGCAGATGGCGCAGATGGCTCAGATGGCGCTCAAGGTCCGGCGGGTCCGGCAGGAAGCACTGGTCCGGCAGGGCCTACTGGGAACACTGGCCCAACAGGACCCCAAGGTCCGGCAGGAGGCACTGGCCCAACAGGACCTCAAGGTTCGACAGGAAGCACAGGACCTACTGGAAGCACCGGAAGTTCTGGTGGAACAGGTCCTACTGGCCCTACTGGTCCGACAGGTCCATCTGGCGTAGGAACAAGTACAAGTTACGGTGGTGTTGGTAGTTATGGATTATTCTACTACGCAAGTGCAGGGCAAAAAAGTCCCGGTTCAACTACTTCGGGCAGTAATTTAGTACCCGCACACACTTATACACATAGTACAACTTGGGGAGGTTACAGCGGTTCTGGTTCGCCTTCTGGCACTTGGCGGTTAATGGGGCAGCATGGCTATTATAACAATACTATTGCGTTCACCCGTCTGGACATGAACACTTCTGTATATTGCAGGATATCATAATGGTAGTTACAATCACACAAGTCCGCAATGCGGCATCACTTCAATCTGACAACCTTCGTATGGATGTAGAGATTAACCACCCACAGTACGGATGGATTTCGTACACATTAGATCCGGACGATACAGACACGACCATCAACAACGATGCAGTCATGGCTCTAATTGGATCTAGTTTCACTGCTTATGTAGCACCAACGGCGGAAGAAGTAAGCGCAGAACTTGCAAAGGGAATTAGATCCCAACGCGACTTTCTTTTAAATGAATTGGACGAAGTACTGTCTAATCCACTGCGATGGTCTTCGATGTCAAGCGACGAACAAACTGCTTGGTCAACATATCGTCAGGCTTTGTTAGATGTACCACAGCAGTCAGGTTTCCCTGCGGAAGTTACTTGGCCTCAGAAACCAGACTTATAAGCAGGTCAAAAGGAAGAGCACAATGACAGCAACTAGACAAAATTGGCAACTATGGACCGCTAACCTACCAGACAATGTTATAGATACTATTGTAACGCTTGCAGGTGAGACACAGAAAGCAAAAACATTCGGTGGCGATGACGATAGTGTCAGAAGTAGTCGTGTCAGTTGGATGGGACAACATGATTGGGTTAGAAATACTTTATTTGAGTATGTAAATCTTGCTAATCAAAACGCTTTCCATTTTAGCATCTATAACAAAGCCGATATCCAATACACTGAGTACCATGCTGATGAGAAGGGTCACTATGGTCTACACCACGACATTGATTGGAGTAGGTCCGATGGTTTTGACCGCAAACTATCAGTAACGGTCCAACTATCAGACCCATCAGAATATGAAGGCGGCAGTTTTGAATTTACAGAGGCTGAAACCCCTGACGATGTAATTTCTAAACCCAAGGGAACTGTTTTAGTTTTCCCAAGTTACCTTCAACATAAGGTTAATCCAATAACAAATGGAACTAGGCGCTCTTTAGTTGCTTGGTTCGAGGGGCCAAACTTTAGATAAAAGGACCACTTAATGACATCAACTGAAGATAATTGGCACTTATCAAAAAGCGTCCCCATCACCCTCATCATCGGTCTAATAACCCAAGGCGCCGCAATCGTCTGGGTAGTAAGTATGATGTATGGGGACATTGAGCAAAACACAAACAGATTAAGTGACTTAGACAGTCGCTTGGATAAACTAGAAGACATGGTTTTTGCCCAAGCGATTGCAATGGCACGGATAGATGAAAACATAAAAGCCATTAGGGACGATGTTCATAAGATGGTTACACAGGAAAATAACTCGTAAAATGTTAGCGGAATTGGCCGCTTGTAACGCTGCCTTTATCACCGTCAAAAGTTTTCTCCAAAACGGAAGAACTTTAGCCGACTGTGCTGCACAGATCGGGACCATTGTTGCAAGCAAACAGGCCTTAGAGGAGAAGGTACATAAAAAAAGAACTGGGTTTATGGCTCAGTTAAAACAAACTCAGGCGCAAGACTTAGAAGAGTTTCTTGCGCTCGAGAAGATAAAAGAGACCGAGGAGGATTTAATACAAGTGATGATCTACCAAGGTCGTGCAGGTCTAAAAGAGGACTGGATGAACTACCAAGCAGAAGCAAGACGCAAGCGTAAAGAACAACGGTTGCGATTGGAAAGAGAAAGACAAGAGATGCTAGAGGCGATTACGATTGCGATGATTGTACTCTTGGGCATTGCAGGAGCCGGAGCCGCTTTCTACTTCTTCGCCATACAATAAAAGGAAAGCATATGATAGCAGCATTAACGGCAATCTTGCCGAATGTCTTAGGTATTGTGGATAAGATCGTACCAGACAAAGCAGCCGCTGAACTGGCAAAACAAAAGATCGAGATGGAACTGATTAGTGCAGCCAACGAGATCAACAGACTCCAAGCAGAAACTAACAAAGTTGAAGCAGGACACAGGTCCATATGGGTTGCCGGATGGAGACCGTTCATCGGATGGTCGGCAGGTGTCGGCGTTTGCTACTTCTTCTGCCTCCAACCACTTATACAGTGGGGAGTAGCAATCTCAGGATCCACCATAGCGCTACCTACTTTCCCCGAGGAAGCATTGTTCGAGATGGTGTTTGCTCTTTTAGGGATGGCAGGTCTCAGAAGTTTCGAAAAGATAAAAGGTGTTGCAAAATGAAAGATAATTGGATCGAGTGTCTGGCGCAGATACTCAAGTCAGAAGGTGGCTATGTTGATGACCCACGCGATAACGGTGGCGCCACTAACATGGGTGTCACCAAGAAAACCTATGAAGACTGGGTAGGCCGAGAGGTTACTAAAGAAGAGATCAAGAACCTCACAAGAGCCGACGTGTCCCCGATATACAAAGATCGATACTGGGACCGAGTTCGTGGGGATAATCTACAAAACGGCTGCGACCTTCTACTATTCGATCTTGCAGTCCACTCAGGTCCTAGACGTAGTGTTAAGATAGCACAACAGACAGTCGGAAATGTGACTGTTGATGGTCTCATAGGCCCCAAGACAGTCATGGCTATCAACGCTATGAATCAAACAGATTTCATAAAGAAGTTCTCAGAGAACCGTCTTGCATTTTACAAACGTATTGATGCTTGGAAACACTTTGAGAACGGATTTAGAAACAGAGTCAAAAAAACACAGATCGCTGCCCAAATGATGGTCGAATAGATCTGTTTACAAAGGAAGGTAAGGTGATCGTATATCTTTCCAACTTCCAGCACTGGTCTCAGGTACACAAGCCCTTTGATCAGTGTTTTTTGTAGTCATATAATATCGTTATGGCTCTATGCCCACTTGTTAAGTCTCAAATGTTTGCAATGTCATCACCTTTATAATATACCATCAACGGTACTTCGGTATCAGGGGGGAACGAGTGTGATCGGTCAATCTGAACAGCCGTTCCCTCCACCGTTTATATTTCTACATCTATGCTAAACAAGCCGTCCCTGCCTTCTAACTCGGTGATAGAGATTAATGAACAGAACTGATTGACTGACAAAATTAGTACTTGATACTCGTTAAGATCTTCGGTCCATTGCCTAATAAACACACGACCATCTCGCTCGATGTAAATCTCTATATCTTCTTGTTCACCATTAGTATCCAGAGCAACAATCTTCTTATGATTGTCTTCGGTTTCTACTGTAAACATTACGTTTATTTTCCTGTTGTACTAAAAGGCCCCGAAGGGCCTCTTGTTTACGCTGCCTCGATGTCTACGAGTTCGCAGACGCCACCGACACAAGCCATTGTTTGACTGCCTTTAGTGTTGTCCTCTTTCTCGTATTCCGTAAGTTTGCTCCAGTCGATGCGGCTAGGCATATTTCGCTTGGCTGACTCATACTCCATTTCTGTACAGTCCTGATAAGGAGCCTGTTGGTATGTATGTTCAAACCTTGGCAAGAAAGATACACCAGACATTTCGTCAAAATGCTCGTAGACAAATGTACCTACCTCATCCCACTCATCTTCTCTAACATCGATAGTCACTGAAGGCTTATGGCAAGTATAGTACCTTTGATACGTTAGCCACATGTTTAACTGATCGATGGCTGTCATGTCGTGCCGTGTCACAGACCCATGCGGACTTTTCATTGGAAAACTGAAGACAGTCGTTTGGTCAGGCTTCATGACGCACGGTTCACTTGGGATACCTTGGTCTGTCATGAACTGTGTCAATGGATCTTTGTTGTCTCCGCGAACTGTTCGAATGTAGTAGTCATTGTATCTCGCGTGAATCCCCGAACTGGTGTCACACAGTTGACTGACAGTCCCCGAGGGTTTGACCGCCGTGACTGCAGCCGCCCTATTGATACCCAGTTGCTTGGCATAGAGCCAATTTGTATCCACAGCAATCTTTCGTAACATTTGTAACCTAGATTCAAGGTTTGGCTGCTTACCATTCGTTAAATAGTTATCCATGATCCCAGTCATGCTAACACCTAGAAGTGCCTCTTTCTCTGTCGTCTCTTTCCAGATCGGACGGAGGTAGGGGAAGTAGGTGAACGTCGCTTGGATAGTTCCTAAGATCGAAGCCAGTCGTATCTTACGGCAAAGCGCGTCCATTGTATCAGTCTGACGGACGCAAACTTCCGTTAAATTGCACAGTTGGTGTGGTAAAAGGGTGATTTCGCTGCATGGATTGGTGCCATAGAGAGCCTCTGGATCTCGCTTACCATCGGCTAAACACCGATCTTGGACTGCCTTGCGATTAAAGATACCACGTTCACCAGATCCTGATGCAACTAGAGCATCCCATTCTGCGTCAAATGCCTCTCGGCTAGGTTTCTCCGTGTAGGCTACAGAATTATTGGCTAGGGCGAAGTGAGGATTGTCTGTCCACCATTCGCCACTTTTGGCTTCACGCATTTCAGTGTCGTTGAGATCCGACAGGCTGATCATGGCTGACCGTCTCACACCTCCCACAACGACTACTTCGCCTATTTTGGTCATGATACCGTGGACCTCGAGAGACGTCAGGTTTCTACCAGTCGCACCTTTGAACGCAGTGATCGTATGATCAAACAGATCCACAAGGGGCTGTGGTCCAGACGCACGTCCACCAAATGTTTTCAGTCTGGCTCCTGCAGGGCGAACTTGAGAGATATTAAACTTTGGTATTCGGCCTAAGTACAGTTCATCTATGAGTTGTCTGTAAGCATCTGCCCAACCTTCTTTGGAGTCTTGGACGGTAATGATGTTATTTAGATCTGACTCATAAAGCGTATTTGGAACGCCTTGTAGTTTATTTACGAACTGACCTTCGACACTGTAGCCGACACCAGTGCCGTTTAGTAAAATGTATAGGACCTCATCGAAGCATCGAGGATGATCGATAGGTGTGTAAGAGCAATTGTATCCTGCGAGGTTGTCTCTTTCCAATGCAGGACCTGCAGTCATAAGAGATCTCATGGATGGCATGATGTCGAGGTTAAGGATAGCATCTTCGATCTCTTCACGGATCTCAGGCTTTACCTTATCTCCTACAACATTCGTCATATATCGATCTACTGTTTCTGCCCATGTTTCCCTACGGCCTTCCTCCTCTCGCCAACGTGCATAGCGGCTTGTGTGGATGAACGCCTGATAGTCTGTAGGTAGATAGTTATTCATTTATTTCTTTTCCCATTAGTTCATTAATCCGCATTTCGATGTATCTCTTTGCTTTTTGTAAGTCTTTGATCTCAACGTCTTTGTATCCTGCACGGCACACATACTTGATGACGTTGCCACGCCAGAACTCGAAGCGGTTTCTTTGGATAAATATGATCGGCTCAATATCAAACTGAGCATAATGATCGGGTGATTTTATATCGTCGGCTTCAGACATTAGGTTCGTATCCTCGGTTTCTAAGGACTTTACCGACGTTTCGAATCGGAGTTTCCATACTCTTTGCAATGTTTGCCCAAGTGATCCCTCGCTTGTGAAGTTCGACCATACGATCACATCTTTCTTGAACCTCTTTCCGAGTTGGATGACGAGGCTCTGTAACTCGATTTTCTGGGTCATAATAAGGATTCTTCTCTTGGACCCATGAGTTACGTTTATGACCAATTAATCGAGACACTTTTTCGCACTCTGACTTGCAAGTTCTTTCGTATTCACTCCAGTTGTTGAGGATATTCTGTTCCATTGTCGTAGTCATACTGTAGGCTCCCATAGTTTTACTTCACCCTTTTCATCATCCCAATCAGTGGAGCGAAGGATCCGAGCAAGTCGCGCCTGAGTCAGCGCATAGTTAAAGTCGAGTTTTTCTTTTTGATAGGCGTTGACGACGAGCCGCCAATTAGGCGACATGCCAAGCACTTTTTCTGCAGTCTTTGGTCCGATCTTTGGACAACCTGCGTAACCGTCCGTAACATCTCCAGTCAGCGTCTGCGTAAAGAATTGCCTATCTGCATCTTGCAGAGAGATATCATGACGCTCGTCGGATTGTGGCCTGTAGAGTTTGCACGGTATAGACTTCATGTCTTTATCGTCAGACACAATGATCGCTTTTGTGCCTTCTACTGATCCCATGATACCCATGACATCATCCGCCTCGAGACTATCAATTTGGATGGCCTCATACTTATCTTTGATCCAATCGATCATCACTGAATAACCAATCGGCTTTCTGGTCTTTTTACGACCTGCTTTGTAGGTAGGCTCTACCAACTTCCGAAAGTTTTTGTGTCCAGAAAAAGTTATGATGATATCTTCGGCTTTTAACTTGAGTTTGAAGAACTCCATCATTTCGTCGAAGGCTTTTTTTGCCTCCTTTAGATCCGTAGATAAACTCCAGATGTCTTCTCCCCAGTCTGTCTCGGTTTCACAGGCAATAAGTACTCGATAGAGATAGAGGTCTCCGTCAATCAGAAGGGTTGTCTGGTGGAAGGATTTCTTTAAGGACTTCATCTATTTCTCCTTTAGTTTCCATGCCTATATCGCTTATGCACCATCGGTCTCCCCAAGTATCGATATCGACTTTAGTTGTTATGAACCCTTCACTCGCTGCTATAGCGACGTGCATTGCACCCTTCCTCGCAAAGTCAGACTTCACGGTAAAAGGATTGCGCCACGCTCTATCGAGAGTGATGTAAAGGGACACTAGATTGCTTAAATGGTCATCGACCTCAGTGTGTATCACACCAATTTTTTCCCACGGAATGGTCTGCGGCGATGGGGATTTTAAGTCCGAGAGCAACTCCTGCTTCTTTCGCCATTCGTCTAGCGATATTACCGACATTTTCTGCGACCTCTTCATTCCGGCAAGCGATCTGCATCTCGTCGTGGATCCACCCCATGATAAAAGCATCGTTGCCATGTTGTTTCTTAATTTCGTCAAAAGTCATCATCACCCATTGCTTTGACACAATGCTTCCGCATGATTGCAAAAGTTGGCTCAAGCATCGATGCTCACTACGGATTTTTAACTTCCGTCCATCGATGCCTTTGATGTACCCTCGTTTGTAGGCTTGCTTTAGTCGTTTCTTTAGAGTGGCAAAAGCCGGAACGGCCTTGTCGTAGTTTTGCTTTAGTTTTCTCCCGAGCGAGGCGTTACCACCTGCTATCTGTCCTATCAGGGCGTCACCTGCCCCGAAAAGCGTTGCATAGAGCCATGTTTTCGCTTGGCTGCGCGTCTTTAAACCTGCAGCCTTTTGATTGAAGGTGTGGATGTCGCCCTCGAGGATCACCTTACAGTACTCACCACCATCAAAAGGATGGAGATAACTAGCCAATGCTCTCGCTTCAATTCCAGATAAATCCGTACCTGTCATGACCCAACCTTTTGGAGGACCAAAGAGGCTTCTGCACTCTTTACCATACGCAGATCCGGCGCTAGGCACCTGACCCAAGTTTGGTGATCGATGAGCCG